ATCAAATTATTCAATTGGTTGATACAGAGTGAATGTTAGGTTTCACTCCAATATCCAGACAGCGTAACGTGGCCTACTAAGCCAGAATAAATTTAAGGTAATTATAAAAAATGTTTGGTTTTACGCCACTAGCAACTACTACTTTAGCATCCTCTATATCAGGTGTTTCTGCAGAAGTACCTATTACAGGTGTAGTTGTTACGGGTGCAGTCTCTACTGTTGTAGAACATGTTACTGAGCGCCTTGCTAGTGTAACTGCTACAGGTGCAGTAGGTACACCTTCTATAAACCCAGACGAAGTTACAAATTCTGTAAGTGCCACAACAGCCGTAGGCACAGTAACTGTAAATATTTCTGAATTACTTGCTAGTGTAGCAGCCACAGGTACAGTAGTAACTGTAGGGTTTGAGGCTAAAGGTAATCATACACTAGCATCAGTAAGTGCTACAGGGTCTATTGAACCTGTTTCTGTCGGTGGTTTTGAAGTTGACGTATCTGAAAACTTACTATCTGTTTCAGCTACAGGTGCAGTAGGTAGCTTAACACTTAATGTATCTGAGTTATTAAATAGCGTAACTGCTACAGGTACAATAACAAACGTAATACCATCTAGCGATGCTAATCAAACACTTGTAGGTGTATCAGCATCTGGCGCAGTTGAAGCTGTTAGTTTTGATGGCTTTGAGATTGATGTATCTGAAAAAGTATTATCTGTTTCTGGTACAGGTACAGTAGCAAGTGTAAAAATTAATATAACAGAGGTACTTAATAGTGTAGCCTCTAATACAAATGTAGGAAGCGTAGTTTCTACAGGCGTTACCTCCCCGTTTGATATAAACGCATTTGATAAAGATAGAGTTATTTATGCGGTAGCAGTACCAAGAGAAAACGTAGTACATATTAGACCAGATAATAGAACCATTGTGATTAATGAAATAAGTAGGATTAATCAAACAATTAGAGTTGCAGCCTAAAGGATAACAAATGTCATATAAGTGGCCTGATAAAGATAAAGATGAATTGCTTGACTACAGCATTGATTGGTCACGCTTTTTAGGTACAGATACTATTTCTGCAGTTACTTGGTTTATAGATGCTGCAGATGGTACTAAAACACAAGTTAATGCTACTAATATTGTTGATGGATTACAGTTTGTACAGGGTACATATACTAATACTGTTGCTACAATTAGATTAAGTTTAGGCACTAATAATAAACGTTATAAGATTACGTGTAAAATAACTACAGTAGGCGCACTACAGTATGAGCGTTCTGTGTTGTTGCGCGTGAGGGAGAAGTAATATGGCATACGATTATCTTGGGTTAGTTAATGATGTAAATCGTAGGCTTAATGAAGTAGAATTAACCTCTGCTAACTTTGCTACTACTACAGGTTTTTATAGTTTTGCTAAAGATGCAGTAAACTCTTCTATTCGGCACATCCAGCAAGAAGAGTATGAGTGGCCCTGGAATCACGTAGAGCAGGAAGAGGTGCTACTTGCTGGTGAGGTTCGCTACAGTTTTCCTTATGATGCTAAGACTATCAATATGAATAGCTTTCGTATCAAAAGAAATGCAGATTTAAGCGTAGATACCGTTAAACTTAAAGTACTTAGCTATGAAGAATACCTTGACAAGTATGCTGACTATGAGTATAACTCTAGTACAAGTGGTAGAACAGTACCTCATTTCATTGTAAGAGCGCCTAGTAGGGAGCTACTGGTAGTACCAGCCCCCGACAAGGCATACGAATTAGTTTATGAATATTACACAACTGGTTTTGATTTAGAGCTACACTCTGATGTTCCTAATCTCCCTGAAATGTACAAATACGTAATAGTTGATGGCGCTATGTACTATGTCTACCAGTTTAGAGGTGACATGCAAGCAGCACAATTAGCTATGCAGAAGTTTGAGCAGGGAATTAAACAATTACGTAGCATACACATAAATCGTACTGAATATGTACGTGATCGAAGAGTATCCTTCTAATGGCAACACAATGGCAGACATTCCCTATAGAGTTTAGAGGTGGTCTTATCTCTAATCTCAGCCCCTTGCAGCATGGTACAAATGCTGTCGGGTCTGCCACTATATTACAAAACTTTGAAGCCAATAAAGAGGGTGGCTACTCCAAGATAAGAGGATATACTAAATATAGCTCAACAACTGTACCTGGATCTGGCCCTATACTTGCCCTTAAAGTTATTAGCTCTGGTAGGGTTGTAGCTGCACGTAAGAATGGTAGCAATCAAACCCAGTATTACTACAGTACAGGTTCTTCTTGGACCAGTATGGCTACTAGCGTTGGTACTAATGGCGGTAAAGCTAGGCACATTTTATATAACTTAGAGGGTGATGATAAAGTTATATTTGTTGATGGTACTAACTACCCTGCTATATATAACACATCTGGAAATGCTACTACCTTTATGACATCCTCTAATAGCACAGATGTGTTGGGTGCAGAACACGTAGCTGTATTTAAAAATACCGCTTTCTATGCTAAAGGTAATAATATATACTTTACTGCGCCTTTTACTGTGGATGATTTTAGTGTTGCTAATGGTGCAGGTTCTATAAATGTAGCGAATGATGTTACAGGTTTAGCAGTCTTTCGTGATCAACTTATTATATTTACTACTGATTCTATTAAGCGTTTGACAGGTAGTAGCTCTGCTGACTTTACTGTGTCACCTATTACTGACCGTATTGGTTGCATTAATGGGGATACTATTCAAGAGGTTGGTGGTGACATTATGTACCTCGCCCCTGATGGTATCAGACTATTAAGTGCTACTGATCGTATTGGTGACTTTGCTTTGGATGTAGCTTCTAATCAAATAGCCAAAGATGCTAATATCTTTCTCAGTCAAACATCTAGCTTTTGTTCTGTGTTATTTAAAGAAAAAGCTCAGTATAGAATATTTGCATATGTACAATCTGAGCAAGATAATGCAGCTAAAGGTCTTATAGCTACAAAGTTTATATCTCAAGGTGCTGCAGGTATGGCTTGGTCAACCACCAAAGGCATTAAAGCATTTGTAGCAGACAGCAGATACACAGGAACGTCAGAGACAGTAGCTTTTGCTAATGAGGATGGTTACGTCTATACTATGGATACAGGTTCAGACTTTGATGGTGCTGCTATAGAAGCTATCTACGAATCTCCTTTCATGCCTATAAGTGACCCACAGGTACGTAAGACTTTCTACAAGATGACTCTGTATGCTGAACCTACAGGTAGTATGAGTCTAGACTTAAACCTAAAGTACGACTTTGCTTCTGCTTCTAATACCAAAGTAGTGCAGCCAGCTACACAGCAGATTTCTGGTACAGGTGCATCTGTGTTTTTATTTGGTGCATCTAATGCTGTATTTGATACAGCTACATTTGGTGGTGAGCTTGATAAAATATATGACACTAATGTTATTGGTTCAGGTAAAACAATTGCATTAAGATTAGAAGATCTTTCAACTAATCCCACCTTTACACTCGACACGGCTTTGCTAGAATATAGCCAAGAAGATAGACAATAAGGAAACGACATGGCAGGTTATACAAGACAGGATACTGCAAACAACATTGCCAATGGTAACGTTATTGATGCAGATGACTTTGACGCAGAGTACAATGCAGTAGAAAATGCTTTTAATGCCACTACAGGCCATAAGCATGATGGTACTGCTGGTGAAGGCGCACCTATAACTAAGGTTGGCCCAAGCCAAGACCTTATTGTGTCGGGTACTAATGTCTTACCTAAAACAACAAACACCTTAGATTTAGGTTCAACGGGTGCAAAGTTTAAAAACAGCTTCTTCGATGGCACTGTAACAACAGATGATCTTGCAGTAACAGGTGGTTCTGTTCTTACTGGTAACGCTACCGTAGGTGGTACATTAGGTGTAACAGGAGCAACAACGTTATCTAGCACAGCAGCTATTACAGGTAACACTACAGTAGGTGGTACATTAGGGGTTACGGGTGCATCTACATTAGCTAGTGCT